ATCATTCGTAAACACAAACAAATAGTAAGGACTTGTTATAGTCACTTTCTCCTGCAATGTGCAGATCAAATTAGTATTAGTATTCTTTCTAATTACAAACATCATTTATAAGTATAAGAAAATACGATTTTGTGTAAAAAAAAAGAGCGAACCTTTCGATTCACTCCTCTTTTTCTAAACCTAAAAACTATGAAATAAAAAGGTTAAGCAGGTACTGTTAATGTTGTTAGTAATGCAGGTGTTACAAAGTTAGCAGGATCTTTCTCCTTACCAGTGATTGTCAATGTATATCCTGACATATCTCCGAATGCTTTTCCTGTTGTTCCTTCTGCACCTGTTACATCCGCTCCGTAAACTTGTCCCATCAATTGGTAAGTTCCATTGTTATCTTTAATGATAACCATTAAACGATTCTGTAATAAGATATGCAATGCGTTTCTTCTTGCAGCAGTCATCTTACCTTTCAATGTGAAAGTAGCTGATTGGTCATAAAATAATGTACCATTCTCAACACTTCTTTGAGGTGTAGACATGAATTGACCATTCTCCTTATCTAATTGAAATGTCCAAAACTTTTTACCACTTGAACAAGTCATTGCAGTAATAACTCCTGATGCGGCTGTGATGTTCGCTTGAGGAACATTAGTGTACTCGGTGAGATAAATCTCAGCTACTCCACCAATTGCATCAGCACAATCGATTTCTACTCCGTTAATTATTATACAAGCCATTTGTTATAAGTATTTAAGGGAGAGGTTTTACCCTCTCCCGATTAATTAAGAATTTTTGTAAGTCACGATCTCAGATCCAAAGTTAATCTCACATCCTGCTTTCCACTTGATAGAACCTTTTACGTTCTGATCATCTGCTGAATACCAAAATTTAGCTTCTTCATATTCGTTCGCTAAGTCAGTTCCATAAACCATGTTCTGAGGATAAGTACAAACGATACGATCATTATACTTAGCTTGAGATGTTGCAATGTTGTTCAAACCATGAACAGCTTTAACCATCAATCCGCTACCTGGTAATGTAATCTCACCAGTCTTGTATGCGTCTGTAGTGTTTACATTGAAGTTAAAATCATCAGCATCTTTAAGAGCGATGATCAACTTACGGAATGTATCCCATCCACAGAATGCTACTAATGGATACTCAGGACGAGCCAATAAAGCTACCGGAATCTTAGCATAAACATCATCAAAGATAGCGATAACATTAGCTGCTGTAAGAGCGGCTGTTGCTGTTGCGTACACCGGAGATGCTGCATCGATTACTTTCAACCAACCGTTCATTTGTTTTAATACTTGGTTACCTGTTGAAGTAGTATCACCTTGCCATACTAACTGCTCCATACCGGAAGTAATGTTTTGAACAACTTGATCAACGATTAACTGTTCGAAAGGCAAAGAATCGTAGTTAGAACCTGCGATTAATTTCGTAGATAAAAACTTGCTTTCTAATGTCTCTGGACAAAAAGTATCTTGCCATTTTAATTTAGTTACTGTCAATACACGATCAGAGAATACTGATGAACCTGATGCATTAAAAGAACATACACCACCTGCTTGAAAAGGAGCGGTATTTGTGAAGTTCATAATTGATTCAGCATTCTTAATACCTGCGATAATATTGATACCAGGATACTGTAATGTCGCAGCTTGTGTAATTGCTGCTGTAAAAATTCTGTCCGCATTCTCGCGAACGTAATCTGTTAAATCGGAAACTGTAAATCCAGCCATTTTTTTAAATTTATTTAGTTAATATTATTTGTTTAATTCTTTTTCAATTCGTAATATATCAGCTTTGAAAGATGCTCTTTGCTCCTTCACAGAGAATGGCTTATTAACCTTTTCTGTTGGTGCTACTGATGGTTCGTTAGAGATTGCCTTAACAATCCCAAACATTTCTTTGTTGATGTCTTTCAATGCTTTGTTCTCATCAACTAATGACTTAAACATAGAACTGAAATCTACCTTTATTGGTTCGAATCCTTCAAGTTCTAAAGAGAAGATATGCTCTTCAACTTGTGACTTAATAACTCGCTTTGGTGCAGTCTTAACTTCCATTTCTCCTGTTGCAGGTGTTGCTTCTTCTACTGCTACTGGTGCTATTGTTTCGCCCTCAGGTAGTTCTTCAGCTTTCTCATATTCTGCTACAAGTCCACCCATTACAACTAACTTAGAACCATCCTCCATTACATATTCGCCATCAGGCATCGGAAGGATTCCCTCAGGTGTTACTACATTAACCGGTACACCCTGTGCTAATTCGGGAGCATCATATTGAACGATAGTTACACCATCCATCAACTTAGCTTCAGTAAAAGATTGTTCTGTTGTTACAATAGGTTCTACATTGAATTTCTCAATCAGACCTTTCAATTTTTCGATTCCTTCTTTTAGGTTCATGTTGTTTTTTATATATAAGTATAGTTAAAATTAGTATTGTGTAATCTGATTTAGTATTTTTAAGAATTGATCTTCAAAAGTTTCCTTATATGGAACTAAATCAAACATACCCTCAACTGAAACCCCTTTGAAATTACCGCTTTTTACAAAATCATTCCACATCTCATCATCCTGGAACTTGTAAGATATAAACCAGGTACCATCAGGGAGATCGTTAAACATCTCAGGTGCTTTGATTCCCATTGATTCATCCGATACCCATGAATTTTTCATAATGATACCATCTAACTTCTTAGAACCATCATGCATCTCGTTTACATTGTTGATGTAGTTCTTACTCATGAACTTCTCTTGCATGATATTAATCTGCTCTTTGTCGAATATCACATAGAACTCACCCATCTTCTCGTTACGTCTGTATATCGGTAAGTCGGGAATCATTGCAGGTGATACGATAATCTTTCGTTCCTGATTAACTGCAAACTGCTCTTTGTGGTCAAATGCAAACCAATTAACTTGAATCGCAGGTTGATCAACTAAGGCAATATAATCCACTCCCGAATCTTCTTTGTCGGGATCAATAACCATTCTGTAAATCGGTAAGTCTTTATCCATATTAATAAGTATAAATAATTTATTGTTTGTGTATTATAAACTTGCTCTTTCTTCAATTGTGTTCACTCGCTTCTGTGATGTGGTGATGTCTGTCTCAACTACTACTGCTTTAATTGTTGGTTGAGAATTACCTATTGCTGCCTTAATCGTTCCATCTGCATTCAATTGTGTACTTCCGGAACTCGGAGGTTCTAATGCAACACCACCACCTGCAGAACTTAATGATGCCATTGCTCCACCACCTCCACCGCTACTTGTTGAAGTGTATTGTGTCGCTGCTATCTTTGCTACTGATGCTGCACCTGTTAATATTGTTGCTGCTAATGATGCAATACCAATCGGTGATGGTACTGGTCCTATAGCTAATGGTGATTGAGATAGTGATTTAATAGCTGCCATTGCAGTACTTAAAATTGCACCTGTTAAAGCTAATCCCTTATTGACCTTAAATTGTTGTTTCGCTGCTTTCTCTTCTGCTGCACTTCCTTTTTGAACATTAGCCATTTTAATAGAAAAGTAGAGATCTGCTAACCCTTGTAATGCTTCAGTAGTTTTCTGTGCTAATTCTACAGTTGCTGCTGCTTGTCCTAATCTTAAATCTTTTTCTTTCCCTGCATATTCTTCTCTAATCAATTGCTTAGCTGCTTCATTACCTTCAACCAATGCTAATTCAGCATCCATCTGTATCTGAAGATTCTCTAATTTACCGGCATATGTTTGGTCATTATAGAATTGATCTAAAGCATCTTTAGCAATTAACCATTCCTCCGCAATAGCTAAAGCATCGGCATTACCTTGTGCTTCATCATCTTTTTCTTTTTGCTTTCTTGCTGCCTTCTTAGCATCATTAGCATCCGCTATCTTATTCTCTGCATCTGCTCTATCGTTATATGCTTTTAATGCATCACTATTTGTTTTATCATCTGTTTCTTTTTTTACCTTAGCTTCTTCTTTGTAGATGTTTATTCTTTCAGCACTTAATACTTTTAATGCATTTTGTAAATCAAGTAAATCCTCTTTCTCTTTTGCAATAGCATCTAAATCCTCTTTTGCTCTTTCTGCTTTATTTATTTGTATTTGTTTTTCTAATGCATCAGCTTCTAATGATTTACCTAACTTCCTATCAATGGCAGCAGTAATATTCATTGTTGTTTCCCACAATGAATTATTAGTCTTTACATCTTCAACCTTAGCTTTATGAAGTTTAATGCTTGTCTGAATTTCAAGTATCTGAGCAGCTATTAATTTCTCTTTAACTGCTATGATCTCTCTTTCACTTCCTCCTTGAGCAGTTAATAAATCAATCTGTCTTGTACTTGCTCTATTTAATAGTTCAGTCGATTTCTTTTGTTTATCTAATTCTTTCGTTAAGTCAGATGTGGCAGATGATACATTGTTTAATGAATAATACAATGCTGTAGCTGCTGCACCAATAGCTAACAATGCAGTAAGAAATGCCATAATAGGATTCGCTTTGATAACCAAACCTAACTCCTTAAACGCATCGCCCATTCCCATTACTCCCTTTATACCATCAGCAAATGCAGATGCTGCTTGTACCTTGAGTAATGTTTTCTGCAACTCTTCCCCCTCTGCACCAAACAATGCAGCAGCACCTTGAGCAGCTTGGAAACCACTCGCCAAACCACCTACAACATTGCTAACTGCTTGTATCTTACCCTCAGGATTGAATGCTTTGATCTCGCTATTCAAATCACCGATGTCATCCTTAATACCTCCTAATTTCTCTAAGGTCTTAACATATTCTTTTGATCCTGCTGTAAGTCCTGATAAGATTGTTTGCGTTTCCTTAAACTCCTTCTTTAACTCAGATAAACTCTTCGCACCACCATCGGCATCTACATTTATCTTTATCGCTACTTCTTTGTCTGCCATTATTCCTGTATTATTCTATAGGTTAAATAAATAATTATATCGCTGTTTCCTGCTGTAGGACTTGTTGTTTGTGTCTTTAAATAAACTCCCTTATCTGAAATTAATTGAGTATCCGCAGCACCGTTTATTCCCTGCTGAGCCGATACAGTAATCCTGCTTAGTGTAGCATTTAAACTATTACTAAAAACGTGTTGTACTCTTGTCGCTGTATCTGTATAGATGTTTATTGTTGTATTCGTAGCGTATGCAGTAGTATTGAAATTAACCTTACACGCTGCTGTTAGTACCTGAATGTAATAACCTACACCTGGTGAATCAATCAATAAGTAAGGTGTAGTTCCTAAGTTCAACACATCCGCACTCGGAATCGTTATTGTGCTTGTTTGGTTTAAGCTATCCGCATTCAATACCACACCATTGATATACATCGAATTGCTCTCAGTAATCTCAGTATCAAATGTGTTAATCAATGTTACATTACTTATTCCACTTCCCACGATACATCCGCTACTACCTAACAATGTCACATTCTCACTATCACCAATCACATTGCTATTACCATTTACAATGCAGCTTCTTACATTATCACCATAGATGTTATCAGTTCCTCCAGTCATTGCTCTCGCTCCTCCTGTTATTCTGATGTTATCTATTGTTGATGCGTTCCATGTGTTGATAATTGGAGGGATCTCCAATGATTCACCGAATGCCGAACTAATACCGCCTAACATTGTATGTATTGTTGCAGTAAATGTACCGGCATCTTTAACCTTTATAAACTCGCATTTTGTCACATCGTTCTTTAACGGATCGTAATCAAATACCTTGTTAAGTCTAAAATAATCATTCTGAAAATAGAACTGATTTCTAAAGTCTAAGTTTCTAATATCCGATGGTCTCAAATAGAAATACGCTGTAAGTATCTTACTGTCTCTGTCTGTGATCTCATCAATTAACTTCTTATGAAATCTATTGAAGATATTATTATTTGTGTATAGATTAGTATTGTAGTATATCTCCTGAGGAACACCGAAAGATAAGTCTAATGTTGGCGATACGGGATTATCTACATGACCTGCGTATAAGTAATCAGTAACAGTATGAACACCGCTTATTCTTCCATTATACTGATATGCTACATTTGAAGTCTTTACACCTCCATTATAAAGCAATCTAATATTAAATGCTTTGCTCTTTACATTGTTTGAACTGTCTACATCCCATATGCGTGATATGATTCTGTCACTTGCAGAATCTCCGATTAATGGTGTTGGACTGAATAATACTTTGTTTTCACTTGTGCCTTTTAAGAACTCGTTATCTGTTACATATCTAAATCTTCCGTATGTCTCAGCATATCCATCCTTATACTTCTTATTGAAGTAATCTGTGTCATCTGTATAGGTAAAGTTAAATTCTTTGTTATCCAAATCCCCCATTGGCTTAATGTCAATCGGCTTTGAATTGTCTAACTTATAAGACCAATCTACATTTGTACCCGAACTATAAAAGTCATCCCTCGTTTCAATCAGTAGATTATTCTCGTTATCAGGATCAATATCAACGTATAGATTAAACATCTTAATTACTGATAATAAGAAATCCTTTTGTTTTATCTTTAATGGTGTTACTTGGTTTATTGTTATATCATCCCCATCTATTAACCCACTATTAACTACTTGGTTCTTAAATGTACCACCATTGAATGTCAATGCTCCATCTGTCTCTGTTAATGTGAAAGCTGACTGCGCTCCTAAAGTAACTTTAACTTTGTCACCTGCTGTGAAAAAGATGTTTGTTAACCCAACGTACAAAGTATTTGCACCTGTAACTAATACCCCGTATCCGCTTCCAATAGTCGAATAGGTAGAACCATAATATGGTTTCCATTCAAAGTTAATAAATGCACTTAATGATGTAGCTGTTGATAAGAATGATACATTCGCACTCCCATTTGCTCCTAATGAATAATACCCCGTTTCAGCAACAGTCCACTCACCGGTAGCAGGATTATATTGCCCACTTACATCACTGATCTCATTATTATAAATTATATCCTGCTTTGCAAATGTAGCTTTCCACTGATTGAAGAATGAATCATAAACACTGTCAATCGTTCCGCTTGTTTGAACTGTCTGTGTTGCTTCGTATAGTCTCGGTGCTATCTGTGCATCTGTTAGAATAACTTTACCTGCATTAGCAGGAACAATCAGCTTCTTAAAGTAATCACTATCAAAGAATGTCGATGAGTATGTATAACCTACACTTTGAAAGATTGCATCTATATAAGTTCTTAGGAATACTGATGGAAATAAATGCTCTACATTTACCTTAGTCAGATCGTTATCATATCCATAGTCAATCAATGGATAGCAATACCCATCTGTGTAATCATTAGTCCATGATGCTACTTGTGTCGCATAATCATACAAATGGTCATAAGCACTCAAATCTAATGCAGTCAATTCAGCAGTACCTAATGCATTGAAGATGTTACCTACATTCCCTAATATTGTTACCTCATACTCAATTTTACTATCATCATTAATCGTAATTGATAGCATCTGAATATACCCATTAATCTGATTCTCATCATCAATGGTCAATATCCCTTTAACCTTTGCATTCGGATTGAATGAGCCATCAGTAACATTTACATCAAAGATATTACCAAACAGCAGATTGTTATTCTTTGTTCCTGGTATCTTAATGGTTTTTGAGTAGTTACTGTTCCTCTTATCAGGATATCTAATATCAGCAATTGAGAAATTTAATGGTGTTGATACATCATCATACATATCAATGCTTCCGCTACTTGGTAAGAATATCTTTGTTCTGCTCATTATAGTCTTTGTCTGTATCTATCGTAACTCAATGTATATTCTAACTGTAAATTGAACAGCTTCTCATTCACTACCTTTTTCTTCTCAAAGGATGTGTTGGTTATGTTAATCGGAATCAGATATGAGCCATCATCTAATCTTACATCAGGTGAAGTAACTAACTGCTCCAACCATGCTAACTGATCCTCTGTTACCCAATCACTCTGAATGCTTACCTTATCTTTAATTCTTGTATGGTATTGTGAATACGCTCTGTCATTCGGACTGTTTACAAACGAGAAGCTGCTACCATAAGAACCTAAGTCTTTCTTAAATATTGATCTCTCTATGTCCATTGTTTCCTTACTCACTAAAGTAAAGTTAAACGTATCATACCCACCTAACTCATTAAGGAACTGCAATCTTCGTTTCTCATATCGTGAACAATTATCGACAATGATATATCTTGCAAGCTTCGATATTGATACATTTGAACCATTAAATGTCTGAACAGTATAATAAGATTCAGCACCTGTTAATATCGGTTGAACTCCTAATGTAAACTGAGCATCGGGAATATCTAAGATGTTATAACATCCAGTCGGTATCCGTAGAAATCTACTTGTAGTATATTTGTTATCTATTTTAAATGTACCTATCAATGTACCTACACTATTGTAAGTCATTACCTTAACATAGCTTGTATCTAAGTTATAGTTATTCCAATACAACCATGCATTATCATCTACCATCAATTCCATCCCTGTCTTTACATATGGATTCTCTGTTAAGAAATCACCGATATAATCCCCACTTGAATAGTTGCAAAAGTCAGGATAATCTAATACAGCATTCCATAAGTATTTACCCGATACTGTTGCGAGTCCTGGATATATTACTGTCCCACTTGTACCGTATGCTTCGCCTATCTTTAATGTATATTCTACATAGCTATTTGTATTCGGTAGTATCCGATTATCCGCTAATGATATATCCGTACTTACCCTACTCTCAAGTAATGGCGATATGTTTGCCTTACCGCTTAACTCGGTTGGATGTGGAGGAATCAACATACGATCTACCTTAACACCACCTACATAGATGTCAACTACGAACTTAAAGTTAGTCTGTCCTACATTCGTTGAAGTTAATATATACACCGCATCATTATACG